ATTGTGATATGTTTCCTGCCTTGTTGGTGAATGTCATCGAGTCTGATGCGATGTTGGCATCCTCGGCATCCACGTAGGCCTTGATCGACTGTTGTGATGCGATCGCTGTGGCACTGTTGGAAGCCATGTTGTCCTCGTCTAGGAACACACCCGAAGTGAAGTCCGCTATGTCGATGTTTGAAATGCTGTTGCCGGTGCCGTTTGCGTCAAATGTCTTGTTGGTGAATGTTGTCGTGGAACTTGCTGTGACACCACCCGCGGCCGCGGCCTCCAATCCTATGGTGCCTGTGCTGTGATCGTACGTGAACACGTAGTTGTCTTCACTGGCACCCACTGTCTGATCCGCGTTGAACGTGAAGTTGCCGAGCACGACATTACCAGTTCCGTTAGGAGTGATTGTGATATCCGAATTTGTAGCGATGCTTGTGATTGTGCTGTTTTGCACTGACAATGTGTCAATCTCTATGGAACCAGTTCCGTTGGCTTGTAGTTTGAGATCACCGTTCGTGACGTCTGTGGCAATAAGACCAGACGAACCATCCCTCACCAAAGAGTAGACTTCGGTGAAATTGGTGTTGATCTTGGTCATGGCGGTACGTAAAGTATCGCCTGTTGCCGGGTTTCCCTCTGTTCCTGTGTCTATGTTTAATCTAGCCATATATCGGTTTTACATATTTATTAAATAATTATATGTTCCTAGAAACGCAGAAGACGTTGAAATTGTACAAAAGAGAGAGCAAACTAGGCATCTGTCACACGGTCAGGAGGAACAACATCATCTACGTTCTCAAGTGCGACACCTGTGGCGACACCTTTAAGAAACCAAAATCAAAAGTGGATCCGGAGAGGATCGAAAAGGGTCACAAGCACTTCTGTGATCGCTGTGACTTATAGTTTGGTCCAACGGATGTCATCACGACTGCCCATCATCCAACGCTGTAGGTCGGCGTAGATGCCACACTTTATATTGGGTTGGTCAAAGTACCATCTCAGGAACGTGTTGCCATTGAGGTATTCGCGTCTGTTTATGAAGTAGAAATTGGTATCTTTGTATTTTCTGAATGTCTGCCTCAGTTGGTACATCCATTCATATTTGAGATAGGCCTTCATGCTGTGACGGTCTGGGTAGTTGAGACTGTTCTTGTAGATGTTGTTCTGCATTCTGCTTGGCTCGGCCATCTCCCATTGCCGGGCACCCAGGATGTCAAAGCCTAGTATGACCACATTCCTGATGCCTGACTCGGCGGCCATCAAAACGGCGGTACAGCCGGACCCTTTTGATTCCGCAAAATCCATGGTCTTGATCTTGCCACCCTTTTTGAGATTTCCACCCCTCCACATCCTGTATATTTTGAGACCTTTTGGTATGTTGTCGTCTAGGCCCTGTGAAAAGTTCCAGGCTGGTATATGTTCAGGACCATGTATTTTAAGTTTTTCTGGTTTTGCGAATTCATGCCACACCTTGAGTTCTTCATACATCTCTTGGTTGACGCTCACGATATGATCACATAGCCATGGGTGATCCCTGTATATGGCGTTGCAACCATAGATTACCCCTTTGCCTTTGAGATGTTCTATCGGGAATATCTTTCTGGATTCTCCGTTGCCTATTATGAATGCTGTGTCCGTCAAACCCCAAAACTCTCCCCACACCCACAAGAGGCAGTGCTGTTAGGATTGGATATGACAAATTGCGAACCGAAGGTCTCTTCGACCCAATCTACCTTGGTGCCTATCACGTACATCATTGACGTCTCATCAACGACGAATCTTCCCGTGCCCCAGTCCTCGACATGGTCTCCAGGTAGCACCTTTTCCTTTGTGTCTATGAAATCCCAGTCATACTTGAAACCTGCACAGCCGCCGCCGATGACCATGAGCGACACCGCGTACTTGCCTGGGTTCTTCTCGAGCAGTTTCTCCATCTGTCTCTTTGCTGAATCTGTTAGTTCAAATGCTGACATGCCTGTACTTACCTATGATCCCCACCCATGTTTTTTACTCCGATCGCCATCCAGAACCTGGAAGCGTCGCGTTTCCTCTGGAAACTCATGAATCCCCTCTGCTCCTCCCAGTTGTGCCAAGCGGTGCTGTACAGGTCAGTCTGTTCGAACCACCAACCCCACTTGCCCTCGCAATGGCGCTGGCACCATTCGATGCACTCACCTGGTATACCATTGCTGTTCATATCTATGTTGAAACGGAATCTCTTCTCGTAGCCACAGTCATCGGGTATTTCGTCCATTCCTGCAGTCACTCTTTTTACATTTACATTTCCAAAAGACCTAGCCATAGTAACCTAAACTCGTCAGTAGTTTCTTGTTAGCGAATAGAGGTCCGAGATTGTAACGGTTTTCCTGATCATTGAATTCACTGAAGAAACGTTTCTGGTTCATCCTTCCCACATCAGTGTATGGTTTGCCTAGGGCAAAGTGCACCACCTTTGTGGGCTCGAGACCTAGCACTCGGCACCAGTGGTTCTGTTCGTCCTTGTACTTGTCCACCATGTAGTCTACTTTAAGTTTCTGCATCATTTCATATCCCAATCCAGATGCGATCCTGTTTGAAACATTTTCATCATTGCTAATCTGCATGGGATCATCTAATTTTTGTCTTGTCATACGCAGTGCCACCCTTGCTGTTGCAATAGGGAAAGCCTTGCTGAGACTGAAACTCAATGAGTCTATACAGTCCCTACGCAGGTCTATATCCACAGATTCATAAGTGGAGTTGGGCAGATATATAAAATCCAACATTACCGGGACGCCGATCTTGTCACAGGCATCTAACAACTCCTCCTGTCGTGGATGCTTGTCACCTAGCCTAGCGAATGGAAAACTCAGAATCACAACATCGTTGGCCTGGAGATCATCATCTTCTATGTATGCCCACTGCAATCCCATTTTCTTCCATACTTCCATGTGCCACCAGTATTCACCTTTGAACACCCTGAACCTTTTGTTCCTGTTTGTCATGTAATAGTTGAGAAAATATTCCTGTGAACCTTGGGCGAAACAACCGTGTTTGAAATCATCTAGGCCTTGGAAGTTGAAACGAGGACATGCGGTCAGCCATTGAGGAAAATAATCTTCAAACTTTTTTGTTATCCATGGATCTCTCAGGTACTTGCTGGGATTCACACTCTCTATGGTCTTAATTGCGTCCATGTCTTTGATGCAGTTTCCACTGGAGTACACGCTGTAGGTCTTGGACCTTATCTCGTAGAACTCGTCATTGGTGGGTATGTTCCAGACATACTCTCCTGGCACATCCAGTTTGCCCCTGACAGTGGCAGTCATCAGTGCCCACGCTATCTTGGTTATCTTGTCTGTATCCTGTCTAATCTCTTGCATACTTCCTTGTAATGATTGTAATCTTGTTCCCAAGTTGGGTCATCATTGTTCTTGTTGTGGTTCAATTCCAGCCACCATCTAAGCACTGGCACGTCGAACTTGATCTCCCAGTACCCCTTAGGTCCGAAAAACAGGCAGGAGTCTATCTTGGTATCATCGTAATGATACGAGCTCTGCCAGATCAGGTGTTTGAGGTCCACTCCGTCGATCTTAAGCCTTTCAAGTTCGAAAGACATGTCTTCCACTATGTTGTTGTCTGTGTCCACTATCGTGTCCCTGCCGGTCTTGTTTTCGAAGAACACTCTCAATACATTTTTTTGCTCACTGTCATGTGAGACCATGACGTGTTCTTTCACAGCACCTGTATAGATGTCATAATCGTTGACATTGATTCGGCAAATAGGTTCCTTACCATTTACAGATTTGATGTTTTTGAAATGGAACTCTAAATTCATTTATAAATTATAGAACAACTATTTCCAGTTGTCAATGACCCACTGGTCAGCACATTGCATTGGGTTTGGTAATCCGTGGAAAACAGCAACTTTGTTGCCACTCTCAACCTTCGCTGGATTTCTAAAAAAATGTTTACCGTCTTTATTCACTAATTTTGTGTCCTTGAACCCAACCATCTCCCATTTGTATGATCTAATCCATTGTTCTGGCCACCAGGTGATAACATCTTTTGCCCTTTTTGTTATCCAATCTTGATCACCATGGTTTTGTTGCATCACACTTGCTGATTTTTCCTTGAACTCTGTGTAAAGGAAGTCCATTGTACCAGACTGCCACCGGATCACACTAGAGTTGCTCAACTTCCAATCCTTTATTCTGCAACGATTGAAATCTCTGATTATCATGAACTTGCCTGGTTCGTGTGTGAAAAGCGGATCAATGTTGTCAAATATAACCACGTCCAAATCAAAGAACAGTATGTTTCCTTTTACTGGCATTTCCGGGGAGAACATCCATAACTTACTCCACCATATCTTTATCCAAGGATCATTCGGCAATTTTACTATGTTGACATCTGGATCAATACCTGTTGGATCGTCTGTGAGGCAGTGAAAAGTGTACTCAACTGTTGTGTGCCTGGCTACCATGTTCTTTAGAACATTCACATACTTGGCCGGGTACTTGTTTCCCCACTTAACGCATACTACGTGATTCATAACCCTTTTTCAGTCCTTCCATCTGTATCTGCTTCCAACCGTTGCTTTCCAGTGTGTATGGATATTCACAGGTCGCTTTGTCTGTGCTCATCCTTTTGATATTTAAATTATTCTTCATCTCATCGTATATTTCAAGGAAAGTTTTTTCTCCAAACGCTTCCTTGAGATTTATCTGTCCCAACTTGATGTACCCTAATGACAGTTTGGGATCGTTCCAGTCGTACCCGTTGTTGGCCAACCAAGATCTATACTCATTCATCTCCACTTGTTTAAAATCGTCATTCGCTTCCGTTATGGTCTGTCCCCATTCTATATCAAACTCTCCCGAATAGTATTTCTGGTGATTGATCTCACTGCACAAGGCTTCGGTCATTTTTGGAGCGTGTTCATCTCTGAACACCTCGTATAGTGTCTTGCCAACCTGGCTCCAGTGTAGGTATACACCCCCGAGCTCTCTGTCATATCTGTTCTTCTGGAACAACAGGAAATCGTCGTCGTTTAAAGAACGCCTCGGAGCATTCAGGAAAGTGGTTATCTGAGAAGGTCTTATCCATTCCGGTTCGTATTTCGTTTTCCTGTATGACAGCACCCAACTCTCAATCTCGTGACATATGTTGTTTAGTTGCCTTATTGCGTACTTGGTTTCGTGGTCTGCCTGTGTGTAGAAGTCTGATATCCGCCACGCTGTGCCTTGCAGTTCTTCGAAATATCTGTGCAGTAGATTACAGGCATCGTGCTTCAATCTGAGTCCCATCATGTTGTCATCACGTCCTATTGGCAACCTCTCACTGAATTGGAAGTCATCGGTAACGAAAGGGTGTATGTTCTCGTAAGGTGGATTGAATTCGAACGAATTAATTTGTGCTATGCTTTTGTTGAGCTCGTTGACAAGGAATGAAAGATCTCTCTTGGATCCTGCCCATCCGAGGAAACAGAAATTTTTTTCTAGGATCCTCTTCTCAACCAAATTGTCTTCGAACGCTTTGAGAAATCTGTGTACCAAAGGCACGTCATATAGATCTACTGTGACGGACTTGTTGTCGTATTCTATGTGAATTTTTTCTTCGATGTAATTAGTTTCGTTTGTAGATGGCACTGTTGGCTCCGTGTTCCATACACTCCACACTTTCCACAAAACATCTGCCGCCTGTCTGCTTTTTGATCAATTCATCAGCAAAATCAAAAGCGTGTTTGGCAAACATTTCAGCACCCACTCCGTCAAACTCCACAATCTCTGCTAGATCATATTTTTCTAATTCTCGAAGTTTGTCAAGATGTGGATCATTTTTGTCCACTGCTGTTTTGTGATCGAAATGATCTTCAAGCCATTTCTTCAGTGGTTTCAATCCACCAAAATCCACTGCCCAGTTCTTGTTGTCCAGTTCGTTGCAACCAAATGTAAATCTGAATGCAAGGCTGTATCCGTGTAGCAAGTGGCAGTGTGAATGGTCCGCGTTTGGCTGTCTGAACACGCAGGCCAGTCCTATGTTGTGTCCGTATGTTTTTGTCGAGTAGTAAGTCATCTTGTTTCTCCTATTTGATGACTTGCAGAATGTTTATAGAGGGGTGAAAGTCTTGAAGTCCTCTCGATCATCAGTTTAACTTTTTGTTTATCTTCTGATCAATTTCTAACTGGAACGCCGCATCTCTGATGCGATCAGTTAAATCATTTGGTATATTTAATTCTCCGTCTATAATGCTTTTCAAGAAATGTATCATCACGGTGAACTCATTCCTATTGGCAACGGTTTCGGGATCAATTCCGTGTTGCTCCATTGCGTTCAACATGGCCTCTGAAACATCCACGAGGGCCTTGATGCTGGTCGAGTGTTTGTCAAAATGTGCCATTACGTTATTATGCTAGGCTTCTTGGGCACCTCTATCTTGCTGAACACACGATCGTACTCGGCCTGTATCTTGTCATTGATGAAGGCTATCGAAGTGATCTTGTCCTTGGCAATATTGATAGGTTTGTCCTGTTGTGCGGTAGAGAAAAATGTCCCGAAAGCCAATCCCTGAGGACCCTGCATAAGGACAAGTGCTTTCTCGATACTGATGTACGAGTCCGCTCCGCTTTTGTATTTCGCAATTACTTCTTCTCCTGAAGCAAGTTTCAGAGTGATATGATCTCCATCTTTTATATTTTCAAACATAACCTTATTATAAACTATCCTGTGATATTGTCAATGTATTTCCTCAATTCCTTGTCTTTCACGTTCGGGGGAATGTTGTTTTTGAAAAATATCTGGTAACTGTCGGATCCATATTTTCCAATGCCGTGTAGGTCACTGGCCTCATTGCCATCCCAGGTTAGGAAATCTATGCTCATGTTCCTCAATCTTTTTGTCCTCACCTTCCACATACCCAACGGTTTAAGAAGTTTTTCCTGTGTTTTCTGCCTACCTCTTATGAAGGCAACTGGGTTGGGATATTGCTTGAACAGTTTAGGCAATATCTCTTTCACTTGTTTACGGTAAGTGAGATTGAGGCACATCACGGCAACCATGTGTTTCCATTTTTTATATGGAGCCTTAAGTTGTTGCTGTACCATCAAGTGGTCCACCATCGGTTTAGTCATACTTTAATTTTATGATAGATTACTGTTTTGTCAACTCACCCACGAACTGCAACAGGTATCGGTCATTGGCTCCGGCGTTGGCAGAACCATGTGGCATATACCATGGAAACGTATATGTGTCGCCCTGTTTCCATCTTGTGATCGTTTTGTCTCCGGAAATGAAAACTTGTCCAACTGACCAATCATTGCAGAATACGACACCAGAAAATATATCCTTGGTAAGGGTTTTGGAAAAATCGTATTCACCCCTAGTCATGTGTGTCCTGTACTTGTCGATGTGGATCCCACAGACATTACCTGGCTTTTGCACGTTAAGATAAACCTGTGTCTTGGATATTCCAAACTTTTTACCTATCTGGATGTGTAAAGGATGTTCACTTTCGAACTCGTGCCTTGCTATCTGATTGTTGGTTATCATTCCCTGATGCAGTGTCTGACCAATCTTGCTGATTGCCTGCGTGTGGAAAGGCTCTTCGTCTGGTGTCATGGCGAGCAATTCATTATAGTCTAGGTCTATCTTTCCTGTGTACTCGAACTGTGGCAAGTCCGTGCCGTTCCTCCAGATGTCCATACTGAGTTCTGTAAGACCGTCGATGTCCTCAATCAGGTCAAGCCACTTGGTGTTTTCGTACTTTGCTATGTTCATTTTTTCTGCAACTGCTTGTTGATGAATTTGGCCATGCCGTCGTAGGTCTCCTGGAACACGTTCGCGTGTTGGCTCCATTCCTTGGGCATCTCCCAACGGTCGTGATTCACCACGATCCATCTCACGTCAGGGTCAGAGAATCCCATTAACTTATGGAACTGGTATATCCAGTAAGAAGGATCTACAGGTCTCTTGATGTACGTGTATCCTTCAGACCCAGTGTACAAGTTGTTAATCTTGCCTTTCTCCAAAGGATGTAGGTCAAAACCCAACATGAAAATTGCCTTGGGTTTGAATCCCAGTGCCACGTTGCCGGCGTGAGGTCCTGTGCCCCAATGGAAAGGATTGTCTTGTCTCTTCTCACCTGAGTAGGGAAGATTTGGTAGATGCTTGACATTGGGCCAGGCGGCAAATTGGTCTGCCCAGTCCTGTCTGGTGTATATTGTAGTGCCTTTACCAACCGCGTTAGCGGCCTGCTGGCACATATGCTTGTCTGCACACACTAGATATTCTGTGACAAAATCTCTGAATATGGCGTTACATCCAATTACCGTGGAAAAACTTTTCAGCGGCGAGATGTCAAATCCCCTCCTTGATTCACCGTTCCCGATAATGCTTACATACTTGGTCATAATGCTATTTAATCACCCCTTTAAACGCACACAGACGCCTGCAGACTGCTGGTAAAATTGAAGTTGGAACAAGTGTTCATACTATTCATTTTCGTTGATTAAATGCCATATGGTGCGGTATTGGTCCCATGCTTTCTGTAGTGCTGGATGTTTCCTCCTCAGTTCAATGGCCTCTGTTCCAACCATTTCCATCTCATCATACGCGGTCTGATTGTCCCGCGCCTTTTGTGACTGTTCCACCAATCGCCTTCCGCCATTTGGTAATTGTTCATACACTGTTTCTCCACCATCCGGAGAAACGTATATAGGCATTGGTATGATCTTTCTACTAATTTTCTTTCTACGTTTTATTCTCTTCATCAATAGTATTCCTTGTGGTCTGCTCCGGGGTGGGCGTGTCTCATTCCACCTATCTTTTTGGCATCACCCTTGTGTCTCGGTATGAAGTGTATGTGTGGCCACATGATTGTCTGTCCGGCCGGTACTCCCATGTTCATGCCTATGTTGAATCCGTCTATCTCTCCTGCATTGATTTTCTCATTGCCATAGTCATAGGCCATGCCGTAGGACCTGCCAACGAAGTGTGCGTTGTTCTCCTTGGGTATGAAAAGTTTGTGTCCTGGCACACAGGGATACCTGTCATTGAATACAAATGTGAAATCTGATTCCATGATGGGTGTGTCGTTACCCATCCACACACTCTCATCTACATTGTCGACGGGTTCATATTCTTTCTTGTAGATAGGTTTTTTCGATGGCATTGGTTTCTATGATTCCTATCCTTATATTACTAGAATTTGGTCTGTGTTGCAACCTGATTTGATCCCAGGTCTTGGTCTTTGGCACTGCTGGGTTGTATTCCCATACGCCCAGTAGATTTACCAGGGCCTTCCTGACCTTCTCCGCACCACCATGTTTCTTACAGGTGTCTGATCTTCCCACGTGCACCACTTTGTTTCCAATTTTTATCTTGTACACACAGGGCAATCGTATCCATTTGGTCTTGGGATTTTTACTGTGCCGTATCTTGAAACCTTCTATGTGATATAGGTCCTCTATGCTGTACCATTTAGTATCTGACATTCTTGATACCTAGTTGTGCGTAAACTTTTTGAACTTTCTTGGCCTGGAAATAGCAGTCTTCCAAGGCGTTGTGTAGTCCCACTCTCTTCTCGTTTGGATCACGTGGCACGAGAGAAAACAAAGTCCTTGAATCTCTGATCTGCCAGTACTGCCAAGGTTGTGGGTGTCCCAACTGTGTGTATAAATTCTGTAGTATTGCGTAGTCGAACAGTGGTCCTTGGCACCAGAACACATCAACGCCCACAGACCACTTGTTGATGGTC